CAACTATAGATACAATGAAGATGGTACTGAAAAAGCTTTTGCGCAGTATGCTGAAGAATATTTAACTGCTTATAGTGATGCTGCTTTAAAACAAGAGTTTAGTGATTCATTAGCTACAAAGTTTAAAAATTTATTTGAAGGTATATTTAACAAAGGCGACAAAGGTTATAAAAAACTAAGTTTTAAAGATGCAAAAGATGTTAAGGAATTTGTAAAAGGATATGTTTCTGACAGAAAAAAAGGTAGATTTAGTGAGCAATATATTTCTATGATTGATGCTGGTTTAGATCAACCTGAAGCCCAGTATGGTTGTCCTATTGCTAACACTTATACTAAAGATGAAGTTGTTGATTTATAACCTTTAGTTAAAAGACCAGAACTTACATTTGTTCCATCAGAATATAATAATGCTTTACTTCCTACTGGTAAACTTACACCAGTTCCTGAAAAAGTTTTAATAGTTAATGTATAATGTGATGTTGATCTATCTGTTGCATCTTCTACAACAAATACTCTTTCTGATGAGTCAGGCATAGTTACAACTCTATTACCTGTTAACGTTCCCGTTAATTTAAAATATAAATTTTTACCATTTGATGTAGCACCATCAGTTAATACTAAGTTAACGTCTGCTCCACCTACAGCTAAACTTAAATAGCCACTCGCTGCTTGTTCCAAGATTTGTAGATTCGTGTTTGTGATGTTACCCCATAAACCAGCTTTTTCACCGGTTACCATGAGTTCTAGTTTTATATCATTTGAATAACTTGATGCCATATTTTATCCTATTCTCCTGGAGACGGAGAGTTAATAGCGGTTCTAATTGTACCGTCCATATACTCGTCTCTTCTTCTTCTACCTTGTTGTTCTATACCATATGTAGCCATACTTCTACCATAAGATTGTTCGTATAATTGTAACATATCTGTTGGTCCTTTTAAATAACCATAGGTTTCAGCTAAACATGCATATAATAATAAATCTGGATAATTGTTTGATACATATGTTGTAGTCGCGTCACTAGCTGTAATTGTGTCTGGTTGTTTGACATATGCAACGTGGCACACGTAAGCAGCATCGGGTGTCGGGGCTACAAAAATTGTAGTAGCATTTCTGTTAGAATAGTATCTTGGAATATTATTTGGTGCAGCCGCCGCTGTACCTGGTGTATTGTAATATTCTTCCATGAAAGAAGTATCTCTGTATTCCAAAGCTTTTCTTACAGCTGGTGTTTCGTTTGTATCGTTAATGTAAATGTATCTTATAAATCTTGTATTTGTTGGTGTAGCAACTTCTCTATTGTTTGGAGTTAAAGTAATTGTATCGTAGAAACGAGCATCATCTGTATCTGTTTCTCTAAATATTCTAGCTTCAGCGTTCTTTACAATAGTTGTAAGAACAGTATTACTTAATACCGTATCATCTACTTCTGTATAACTTCTGATGTCTGATTTTAATTCTCCAAAATTCATAATTATGCCTTAAATACTACGGGTCCAGATGAACACTGTAAACCGCCTCCTTCTTTGGTTGTACTAGCTGTTGTTAAATTAGTAAAGTTAAAACTGTTAAAAACTGTAATTGTAGGTGGTTCTCCAGGGTTAAAAACTGTAGTGGGATTCATAGTAATTTCAAAAGATCCAAATACTTTTGCACCATTATTGTGTGTTCCAGCTGTTGTATTTGCTGGTGTTACACCTCTAAATGGAGCTGCGGTTCCTCTCACACAACCAGTTAAATCATTACCAGCTTTACCTGTGTATTGAATTGTTTCGTTTTGAAATAATAATGTTACAGGATTTATTTTTTCAATAAATATAAATCCAGCATTTGGAAAATTACTTGCATCATTTAAAGTTATTGTTGTAGCAATATCAGTAATTGCACCATTTAAGGTAGATTGTAATTGTATCGCTTCAACTGGTACGTTCGATACACCAGTTTTTAATTCATCAAAAACTACAAAATCTCCTGTTTTATAACCACTGTTTGGAAAACTACATGTTATTACAGCTGATCCTGCAGTTGTAGAAAACGGATTTTCAGGAAGTATATCAAAGGTTGGTGGCTCAGTTCTATCTGGTCTAGCGTTTTGTAAACCTTGTGGGTCACCAGGAGTTGGAATTGGATCTAGTTGTGGTTGCTTAGGTTCATATTCTGAAATATGTACAAAAGCTCCATTCCATTCTCTTACCATTTCATTATATGGAAACTGCATACCCGATCTATCGGAGATTGCTAATGCGTATCTACCTTTTGATAAATTAGTCATCTATTATATCTCCGGATAATAAGTTCTAGGTGTTACAAATAAACTAGAAGAAGATCCATCATTTTGTAATGCTCTTTGTAGTTCATCTTCATATAACATTTTTAAATCTTGCACTCTTTCAGGTTTGAATTTTAGAGCTAAATAGTATGCAAGTCCTGCAGTCATACATGGTACAAATCTATATGGCACATCCGCATCGTTTGTATATTTACCCACGTCATCAATTCTTTTAGCATAGTAATAATTAATTTTATTACCAGCTTCGTTTGGACCAGGAGTTAAGAATAAAGTTATTGTTACTCTATCAATAAATCTTTGTACAAAATATTGAGTTGGTGTTCCTTTTGCTGATTTACTTGCAAATGATTGATAAACAGATCTGTTTACTTTTGTTAATGGAAAATCAATGTTTTCTGCATTTCTGTATGAAGCTTCTAAAACATCGTCAACTCCATAAATAGCATTTGCATCAGAAGTACCATCAGATGTTGATCTAAACATTGTATAAACAGCTTGACCATCTACCAAGATTAAATCATTATTTGCGATTTCCCAATAATGAAGACCTCTGTTGGCCCACTCTTGAAACATGATATTCAATGATCTTCTTGCAGAGCTTAACTGTTGACCGGTTACACCAGTCATAGCTATTCTCTCATAGGATTCATGAACTATTTCATCTATCGAAAACCCTTTTTCAAAGGTTGTTGTTCCTGAAGTAGTGTTAGCCACTTAGACCTCCTACTTATCAAATAACAGAGTCGCTGCTGCTATATTAGTAAATAAGGTTACTTCAATTCCACCAGGAAATAAAACTCCGTCTTCCGGTATGTTAAATGCAAATACATCAGTATTAGGTATGTCTATATCAAAAAGAACTGTAGCATCAGTAGCGTCTGAAAAAGTAATTCTTCCAGCTCCACCACCATCAGAGGCAACACTTATTCCTCTAAGTCTAGTTCTTCCAGTAAATACAACACCTGTTGCTGTTACTCGTTGGGCAAATACATCTGATTTAAAACTCATATTTTTTCTCCTTCAATTTGATTATGCTCCTCCAGGATTGACATTAACTGTCATACTGTAAATAATACTATCTGCAGTTCCATCATTCACTGAAAAATTAAAACTAGCGTAAGGACTACCATTTCCACCAGCATCTGTAAAAATAAAGTTACCTGCATTAATATCAGCTGTAGTTATGTTTTGACCTAAAGTTACAGCAACGCCATCCAATGATAATGTTCCCGTACCTGGTAAAGATTCAACAGAAACATGAACCATAGTATCACCATCTCCGTCGTTGTAATTAAAGTCACTAACATTAAATGTATAAGGACCAGTTCCTTCCGTATACGTAACTGTGCTGTTAGCTGCAGTTGGTGGTAAGTTTGCTTGTCCAGCTGAAGCATTATCTTCTCTTGGCGGTTGTGTTTTATATGGGTGTGATACAGGCAATTGGCTTTGTAAACCATATTTATATGCTAAATAACCTTCACATTTTTGAATAAATTCTTCTGAATCTGTAAAACCATTAGTTGCACATTGAGCTAAAACACACTCTCCTACCGAACCACCCATGTTTTTACCACCGGCTGCGGCAGTCATAAGTTCAAAACGTACACTATTACCCATATTATTAGTATAATCAGTTCTTATACCAACCTGAGTTCCATCCATTCTAATTCTAACAGTGTTATCACTACTACTTAAATCAGTAACAAGTATGTGTGGACCAGAATAAGGATTACCAGAAAAATCAATGTTGTTTCCTATACCTAAATCATTTGAGTTAAATTTACCATCAAACTGAGTAGAGTTACTTGTTTGTACTTGTGCAATTCTACCGTCACCGTCTAACATGTTCCATAGAGTGTCATTGTTTTTATCAACTGTTCCTATGTCTACTAATTGAATTATAGTCCAGTTACCATTTTTTGGTACACCAACACTAAATCTAGTAACAGAAGATAAGTTTTGACCACCTGATCCTGAGAAAGTAAGAGCAGGTACACCGTTAATACTTCCTCCAGTATTTGGGCCAGAACCAGAACCTTGAAGGTTCCATTTACCACCGGCAACTAAATTGTTCCAAGATGTAACTGCTGTTCCAGCTGTTACTATAGAAGAGGCAACATCAGCTCTCCACCATCCTTGTAAAGGAGAAAGTTCGGCTCCAAATCTTTCGTTCGTATCTGGTAACCAAAGGTTTTGTCCTACGTTTCTTATTCCAAATTGTAACTTTTTATCTATCATAATTTATTCTCCTTAATTTATTAGTTAATTATTGTTTAAGATTATTGATAATCTTTACCAATGTTTGCTAATAAATTAGTTCCATCATTATAGACAGTTACAACATCAATGTCGCCTGCTGATAATGAAAGA